GGGCCGGCGGCGGCCCGCAGATTTGGGTGTACCAGGACGGTGACGCGCATGGCGACGTCGATGCGACCGACTATTTCAGCAACGGCGAGGCGCTGGGCATGCGCGTCGACGATGTTGTGATCGTGGTCACCAATGCCACCGGCGCGACGATCCACTCGGTCACCGCGATCTCTGCCGCCGGCGCGGCTTCGATCAACGCCGGCATCTTCTCGTAAGGGAAGGCTGGCGATTAAGCCTTTCGATCGTGGTGATGCCTCTGCTACGATCGGATAACCCGGGGACGGTCTGACGCCGCAAGCAACCCTCGCTTGGATAGAACGGCCGTCCCCGGTGCTACTGCAACCCAAGAGGTAAACCAAATGTCAGCCACCGCCTTTTCCCGCCCGCCGCAGGCCAAGCCAGCGCCGGCGCCCGTCGCCCTCAACCGCACCAAGGTGCCGAGCATGCTGCCGGCCAATGCGCTGCAGCTGGTCGAACAGGCGGTCGGCGATTATTTCGTGTGGGTTGAAAACGACGTCACGCTCGAACAGATCATGACGCCCTCGTGGTGGGCCAACCATACCAAGCTGCGCCCTGGCGCCGGTGTCCGTGTTGCCCGTCGCGATCTGACCCTCGTTGCCAGCCTGATGGTTGAGCGCGTCGAAACCGGCATGGTGTCGATGATCAAGCTGTCGGTGCCGCGCAATGGCGAGCCGAGCAAGGACACCACTTCTGCCGACGCCGGCAAGGCGGCCAGGGGCGAGCTCGATGATCTCCCGGCTGGCTACAAGGTCAAACACATTCCCAATCCGGCGGGCTACCATGCATGGACGCCGCAGGGCGATCGGCTCACCTCTGGCGGCCTGACGGAAGCGCAGGCGCACGGGGTGGCCGTCGCTCACTTCACCAAGGCCAACACGCCGCAGGGATAACGAAAGCGAGCCGGGCATGACGTCGAAACTCAAGCTTTACAACAAGGCGCTGCGCCACATCGGCGCAACCCGGCTCGCCGATCTCACCGAAAACCGCGCTGACCGGCGCGAACTCGATGCGGTCTATGACGACGCGCTCGAGGAATTTCTCAACAAGGGCATCTGGTACTATGCGATCCGCACGGTGCTGGCTGAGCCTGACACCGGGATCACGGTCGGCTTTGGTCCGGCCTATGCCTACCCTGAGCCCGAAGATTACGTGCGACTGCACGCCTTCTGCACCGACGAGGATCTGACCACCGAAGATCTCGAGCGGCGCCACGAGGCGAAAATCTTCTACTGCAACAACTCGCAAATCTACCTGTCGTATGTCTCGAACGGCGATGACTATGGCGGCAACCTCGGCTCAATGCCGGAACTCGCTGCCGAGGCGCTGGGCTGCGACCTGGCGCTCAAAACCTCCATGACGATCAAGGGCGACCGCGGCGACCGCAACGATCTCGCGGTGTATGCCGAGCGGGCGCTGAACAAGGCCAAGGTGCGCGAGGCCGTCGACGAGCGCCCGAAGTTCCGCCCGCAAGGCCGGCTGGTGACGGCGCGCGGCAATACCGGCGGCCGGGTGTATATCCGAAACGGACGGATCAGGTTCTAGCATGGCCACGCGGTCAAAGGTTCTCCACCATGCGCTCAACGTCGGTGTCGTGGACACTGACAAGCTGCACCGCGTCGATCTCGATCGCATGCGGCTGGCGGCCGAAACCCAAACCAACCTCATGCCCGATGCTGTGGGCAAGGGCGCGTTCCGGGCAGGGCTTGGGTATGTGGCCACGGCGGCCGGCGAATGCCGCCTGCTGCCGTTCATTGCCGGGGTAGAGGATTCGTTCGTGCTCGAGCTCAGCGACGAGCTCATGCGGATTGTCGCGACCGATGGCGATGGGGATGATGACGCGCTTGTCACGCGCGGATCGGTAACCTGCACGGTCACCAGCGGTGACTTCAGCGCCTCGACCGGTTGGACGCTATCAAGCGCCTCGGGGCAGACAAGCCAGATCACCGGCGGGCAACTCGATCTGTCGGCCAGGGCGCATGGCGCCACCGCCAGTTGCAAGCAACAGGTTTCCACATCGAGCGCCGACGAGGAACACGCGCTGCGCATTGTCGTGGCCCGCGGCCCGGTCACCTTCCGATTGGGATCCACCGAAGGCGGCGCCGAATATCTGCCAGAAGGGCAAGAGATCACGCTGCGCACCGGCACGTATTCGCTGGCCTTCACGCCGACCGGGGCGTTTTGGGTGGAGTTCTCGAGCTCCTACGCCGGCAAGCGGCTGGTTGATTCGATCACGGTTGAAAGCTCTGGCGTGATGACGCTGCCGACGCCTTGGACGGATGCGCTGCTGTCTCAGGTGCGCACCGAGCAATCGCTCGACGTCATGTTCGTGGCCTGCGACGGCGCGCGGCCCATGCGCATTGAGCGCTATGGGGATAAGTCCTGGGGCATTGCCAACTATGCGCCTGACGATGGGCCGTTTCTGGCGGCTGCGACTGCCGATCTCGAACTCACGCCATCGGTCACCGAGGGAAACGGGACGCTCACCGCCTCCAAGCCGTTCTTCACGGCCAACCATGTGGGCGCGCTGTTCTACATTTATCACAACGGGCAGGCGGTCAACACGTACCTGGCCGGCGATAACCAGTTCACGCCGGCCATTGAGATCAGCGGCATCACCGAAACCAATTTCGAGGAACGCGAATACTCATACACGATCTCTGGCACCTGGTCGGGGACGCTGAAAAACGAGCGATCCTTTGACGTGCCGGTGTCTGGCACCGATCCCCTGAGCGGCTATCATGAAATGCGCCGGGAGCAATCTTCTGGCACGATCGATATCACCTCGAACGCCAGTTACACCAATGACGACAACGAGGACAACGTCATTGAGTACGTGCGGATCGGCTTCCAAGCCGGGGATTACACGTCAGGCGAGGCGGCTGTCGCGATCACCTATGACGGTGGCGGCGGCTTTGGCATCTGCCGCGTGGTCGGCTTCACCAATGACACCACGGTCGATATCGAGGTGCTGACGCCATTCAAGGGCACCTCGGCGACGACTGACTGGCTCGAAGGCGCGTGGTCGGGTGTCCGTGGCTACCCGCATGGCGTGGCGCTGCATGACGGGCGGCTGTGGTGGTCTGGCGACGATGATTTCTGGTCGTCCGTCTCTGACGCATACGAATCCATCGACACGCTGCAGGCGATCACCTCTGGCGATAGCGCCGCCGTGGCGCGCTCGATTGCCGTGGGCGGCCGGAACAACTCGCACTGGATGATGAGCCTGTCGTCGCTGATGATCGGCACGGACTCGCGCATTGCCAACGTGCGCGCGTCATCGCTGGATGAGGTGGTCACCGCCAGCAACCTGGGCTTGAAATCATCGGGCCGGATCGGATCCGCCGATATTGACGCGGCGGAGCTCGCCGACGATCGGGCGGTGTTCGTGGAGCGCGCCGGCAATCGGCTCTATGAAATCGTCTGGTCGAACGAAAAAGCCCGGTACGTGGTCAACCCGTTCACCAAGCTCACGACGTCGATCTATGAGCCGGGGATTACCGAACTCGGCGTTCAAGTGCTGCCGGATCAGCGGGTATGGGCCGTGATCGCCGACGGAACGGTGGCCGTGACGGTCATTGAGCCGACGCAACAGGTGCTGGCCTTCATCCCCATTGAGACTGCAACCGACGCGGCCGACGCTATCGAAAGCATCGCGATCGTGCCGGGGTCAAAACAGGACCGGGTGTTTGTCTCGGTCAAGCGGATCGTCGACGGCAGCACGGTGCGCTACATCGAAAAGATGGCCCGCGACGATCAGGCCGGCGCGCACAACACGATCGCGCGGTGCATGGATAGCTACATTGTCACGGCCGCCGATGGCGATGGCGTGATCTCCGGGCTGGATCACCTCGAGGGGCGCACGGTCTATGCCTGGGCGGATGGGGCGCCGGTGCGCGATAGCAGCATCACGACGCTTGGCGAGGATGATTCGTGGTCGGCGGTGGTGTCGGGTGGTTCGGTCACGCTGCCGGCGGCCGTGGCGACTGGCGCATGCATCGGGCTGCGCTATCGGGCGCGGTACAAGAGCGCTCGCCTGAGCTATGGCGCCGAAGGCTACACGCCCATGCAGCAAAAGCAGAAGCTGGAACAGGTCGGCATCCTGCTCGAGAACTACGTGCGCGACGGCTTCAAATACGGGACCGAATTCGACAACGCGAACAAGCCGCTGCAGAACCTGCCGGTCAACTCGCGCGCCACCGGCACGACGGGCACGGCGGTGGTGGTCGGCGAGGGCGAGGATGAGGGGTTGGAAAGCGTCAACGGCGAATGGACCTTTGATCAGCGGCTGTGCATCGAACTTAATTCGCCCAAGCCTGCGACCATTCTTTCGATGGTGATGGTTGTAAATAGTGCCAACGGCTGATCTTGGTGTTGCGCCGCTGCCGATTCGGGGCAATAGTGGATGGGTTCCAACATAGGAGAAATGCATGGCATATCTAGGCCGCTTCCGAAGTCTGATCGGAGTTTTCGCTGCCGCCTTCGCCGTCGCGAGCGTGGTCACCGAACCGATCGCCTCTGCCTATCGCCACGTTGCGGATTTCGTCATCGACTTCCTGACCGACGTTGATCTGCGCGCTGCCGACTCCATCGCTCTGGATCGTGCCAGTCATGCGCTGCAGCTGACCGACGAGCCCGCCGAATCGCAGGCCCGAAGTTACCGCCGCCGTGGCCTTCTCCACGCCCGTTGGCGCGCTGGCCGCTATGACCCTGGCTGGCTCGCCAACGCCGCCGCTGCGTAGCGGATTAGAAAATGCTGGGGCCGTCCTGTTGTGGGGCGGCCCTTTCTCGTGGTCTCGCTTCGTCTAGCGGTAGGACGCGGGGCTTTGGTCCCTGAAACTGTGGTTCGAATCCATGAGCGAGAACCAACTCCCTGCGATTGTCCCGATCGGTGCCGCCGACGTCGAGCGCACCGAGGGCAAGATCGATTTCCCGTTCATCGCCTATGCCGGCGTTGTCGACAATCCCGACGGCACACTCGCCATGCGCGGCATGGGCGGGCTGTTCTGGCGCTTCGATCGGTGCTGGATCTGGTTCCGCCGCTTCGATGGCGAGGGGACATATGGCGTGATGCTGGTGCGCCAGGCGCGGCGCATGCTAAGACGGGCTGTGCAACTCGGTCATTCCGAAGTCTATTGCTGGCGCGATGACAGCCTCGAAAGTTCCAAGCGGCTGCTCGAAGTGATAGGCTTCCGGTACGTTGTCAATGAACGTCTCGTGCTCAATGACGGCTCGGACGGTGGAGAAATCGAATTATGGCGCTGGCACGACGCGAAGATCTAGCGGAAGGCT